CAAATGGAAAGCGAGCACCGGATCAAAAAAGGCGGCCGGTGGATGTGGGAGCAAATCGGATCACGGCCGAACCATTACATGGATAACGAGTCCATGCAGGTCGCTGCCGCCACCATGCTCAAGATCGTGGGAAGGGAGGCAGCGGCATCCGCGCCAGTTGACACCCCGGAAGAGGAGCCATGAGAAAAGAAATCCTCCTCGCCGCCCTGTCGCTCCTGCTGCCGTCCTGCATGACGCCTCCGATCACCGGTCGCCTTTCCACCCGCGACGGTGTCATCAAGGTCCACCCGGACGGCCGTTTTGAAATCATCGTCGAACCCCGCACCTCGAAGTAAGCCATGAGCACGTTCAGCGACTGGTTCGAATCCCAGAAATTCCGCCACTTCGGTGCAAACGAGTTCGAATCCTACTTCGCCGCGCAGCGAAAAGGCGTCAAGAACAGCACTCCACCGAAGCGCCTCTGGAAGAACATCGTGCCCACGCTGCGCATCGTGGACGACCTCCGCGAGTCGTTCGGCAAACCCTGCCGCATCCTGAGTTCCTACCGCTCGCCAGACTATAACAAGACGGTTGGTGGCGCTCCGCTCAGCCAGCACAAGGAATTCACGGCACTCGACATCAACATTGACGGTGTGGATCCGCAGCAGGTCTATCAGCGCCTCATCGAATGGCGGAAGGCCGGGAAATTCACCGGAGGTCTCGGCATCTATCCGTCGTCCGGCTTCGTCCACATCGACACGCGGCGGACCAATGCCACCTGGCGAGGCCGTTGACACCTGACGCCGTGCATGGCGCGCGGACTCTTCATCACCGGATTCACGATTTCAGAAGTGCTCGCCATCCAGCGACGGGCAAAGGATCTGCTCCTCGAAGGCAAGACCATCATGAACTGGAATGACGCGGACACATCCACGGCCAAACAGTTCACCATGCCGGTCGATCAGGTGCTTGAGGAATGTGGCCACGCGCTGCGGGTTCTCGATCCGGCCACCTACGGCAAACCCCGCATCGCCGCAGTTTCCTTCATCTCCGGCTACCTCCCGAAATGACCAGCCTCAAATCCATCGCCATGCGTTGGCTGCCGCCCGTCCTCGTGCCGAAAGCATGGGGATCACCGTTCGAAGCCGCCAACTGGTCTCCCCGCCGTGGGACGGTGCCGGGAGCATCACCCACCGACGCCCGCAACGAACTCACGCCGGGTGTCCGCACCGAACTGGTCCGCAAGTCGCGCTACCTCCACAAGAACAGCGGATTCATGCGGGAACTGGTCGCCAACATGGCGATCTACTCCACCGGCGACGGCATCCGCGTCCAGGCTCAATCGCCCAAGCCGGAATGGAACCGTGCTGCCGAAGCCTATTTTTCCCTCTGGTCCGCCCGGTGCGAGGTGACTCGGCGGTTTTCGTTCGAGGAATGCCAGGCGCTGGTCTGTCGCGGCATGGACATCGACGGCGAATACTTCATCCACAAAACCCGCGATGCCGAGGGCGAACCGCGCATCCAGTTGATCGAGTCCCACCGGATCGGCGACGAGTTCGGATCGAAGGACACCATTGACGGCGTGGGTCTCGATGCCTGGGGCGCTCCGGTTTTCTATCGGGTGTTGGAAGACCATGGCAAAGGCCGCGATCTTCCGGCCCAGGCAATTCTCCACATCCACGAACCGGAATGGGCCGGCGGCGTTCGTTCGCACCCGACCATTCAGCATTCCATCAATCACGTCCTCGACGAAATGGAACTCCTCGCCCTGGAAAAACACGCGGTGAAGGACAATGCCGACGTTTCGCGCATTCTCAAAACGGCGCGTGGTGAACTGGATGATAACGGTGACTTCGTGGTCGGTGGCGCGAGTGGCGGCGTTGAATCCAGCGACCCGGTTTCGCTCCAACGCATTGTCGGCGGCAAGTTGATCGCCCTCAAGCCCGACGAATCCCTCGACAGCTTCCAGTCGAACCGCCCGTCGCCCACATTCACCGGATTCCTCGAACACCTGCGGCGCGATTCAGCCCTGGGAATGATCCCGTTTGAGTTCGCGGCGGATTCCAGCAAGATCGGCGGCGCGGGCGTGCGTTTGATCGTGGCCAAGGCGGACCGTCGGTTTTCATTCCGCCAGATGATTCTCGAACGCCGCCTCATCCGGCCGGTGTGGGCCTATGTGATTGGCGACGCGATTTCACGCGGACTTCTGCCGCCCATCGAAGGATGGTGGAAGATCAGTTCCGTGCCACCCAAGCGTGTGACTGTGGACGCCGGTCGCGAAGCCCAACAGAACCGCGCCGACGTGGAGATGGGACTCAAGACTCTATCAGACCACTTCCAGGAACTCGGTGCCGACTTCGGCGAGGAGATCGAACGCCGTGCCAGTGATGCGAAACTCATTCTGGAGACTGCTAACAAGTATGGCGTGCCGGTCGAGATGCTCTGGAAGCCATCAGGCTCGGCGTTGACACCAGCAACCGGGCGTGAATCCGGTGCTCCTGCAAAATAAAGAGTGGTTGATCCAACCCGATGCCCTGCGTGCCATGGCCGCCTCGTTCCGGGGCCTCGTGGATCGCGGCGGATCCATCACACAACACCAGCCGTCCAGTTCCCTACTCTCCGTCGAGGACGGCGTCGGCGTGGTCGCCATCGAAGGTCCGATCCTCCGCAAGCCCGACCTGTTCGCCCGCATGTTTTTCGGTGCCACCAGCTCCGAGGACATCGGTGCGGCCCTCCGTGAAGCCGGTTCGCGTCCCGACATCAAGGCGGTATTCCTCAACATTGATTCGCCTGGCGGCACCGTGGCCGGCACTCCGGAACTTGCCGCTGCCGTCGCTTCACTCAACAAGCAAAAGCCTGTCTATGCGTTCTCGTCAGGTCTGATGGCGTCCGCCGCCTACTGGGTGGCATCGCAGGCCAGCGCCATCTACGCCACCCCATCCGCCCAAGTTGGATCCATCGGCGTGGTGCAGGCTGTGATCGACAACAGCACGGCGCTCGATAAGGCGGGCATCAAGGTCGAGGTCTTTTCCGTCGGCAAATACAAGGCGATGGGCGCACCGGGCACCCCGCTAACAGACGATCAGCGGGAACTCATCAACTCCAACCTCGCGGAAATCGCCGGGGAGTTCCATGCGGCGGTGCTTGCCAAAGGGCGTTCGATCCCGGCCGAGGCGATGGAAGGCCAGACCTTCAGCGGCAAACAGGCCCAACGCTACAACCTCGCGGGCATGGTCCCGGATCGCGCCGAAGCCATGCGCCGTCTGCGCGTCTATCACGCCTCGGTTGACACGGGAGCACGGTCAATGGACACCACCATCGAAGACCAACTCGCAGAAGCCCGCACCCGGATCGATACCATCCAGCGGGATTACCAAGCCCAGGCCGAACTTCTCAACGAAGCCTCCACCAGTCAGGATTCGCTGCGCGGCGAAGTGGAATTGCTCACCGCCGAAATCGACACGCTCAAAGCCGAGCGCGATGCCGCAAGGGGTGAATCCACCGCCCTGCAATCCCGCATCGCCGATCTCCAGGCATCGCAAGCCGACTTCGACAAGCGCGTCCAGACCGAGGTCGCCCGCGTCGTCGCCTCCACCGGCACCACGCTGCCCGCCCGCGTCACTCCCGCAGGTGATGCCACCCAGGCCGCCGATCTCCACGCGCAGTTCGCCGCCATCACCGACCCCACAGCCCAGACCGTCTTCTGGCGGAAACTCACCCCTGAACAACAAGCCCTCATCCTCAAACACCAAGCCTGATAGCACGCCATGTCCAACACCCTCACCAACCTCAAAGACATCAAGGTCGCACAACGGGCGCTCATGCCCTTCATGGCGAACCTCCTGCCGGTCACGGCGTTCTCGACCAACTTCGGCCCGCAGCCGTCCGACAAGGGCGACACCGTACGTGTTCCTCTGGTCGGTGCTCCCACTGATTCGAGCGACTTCGCCGGTGACTACACCGCCAACGCCGACTCCACGGTTACGACCGTCCCGGTGACGCTCAACCGCCACAAGTTCAAGACCGTCCACGTCACCGCCCGGGAAAACTCGGAAACCGCCATGGACGTGCTCGACACTCTGGTGGAAGTCGCCGCCCAGCAACTCGCCCAAGACGTGCTGCTCGACATCATGACGGTCATCACGCTGGCCAACTTCGGCGCACCAGCCATCGCCGCGCTCGCCGCCACTTCCTTCGATTACAAGAAAGTGCTGGGCATCCGCGACGTGTGCGGTCAGGCGAAGATGCCCGCCTCCCAGCGTTCGCTCGTCCTCGACTCGGGGTTCTACACCAACCTGCTCGCCGATGACGTGGTGGCCAAGAGCTTCAACCTCAACCTCAGCGCACCCGGCGTCACCGAGGCCCTCATCAAGCGACTGGCGGGTTTCGACCTGTTCGAGACGATTGTGATTCCGGCCGCCCACGCGGAAAAACTCGTCGGTTTCGCCGCCCACCCGAGCGCGATTGCGGTGGCCATGCGCTACCTCCAGCCGGTCGCCGAGTATCAGCAAGCCGGTGCCGTCACCGACCCGCAGACCGGAATGACCTTCGGCTACCTGCGTTTCACCGACACCCGCGCCAACAAGGTGTTCGTCACCCTCGAATGCCTCTACGGCTTCACGGTTGGCAAAACCGACGCACTCAAGCGGATCATCAAGCTGTAAGCCA